AACTCGATCCGTTACTGGAGCTTTCAATCTTTTCCTGTAAACCAAAAAATCATTCCATAAATCAACACTAACTCCGTCAGGAGTTACGACTTTAGGAGTAGTCTTTATTTGGTTCTTGGTTAATGGTTCTTGGTTCTTGGTTGGTTGAACGGATGTTGAACGCTTGTTTAACCGAGCTTCAGCAGATGCCTTTCCTGCTTTACTGGCTTGGTCTAGACGGCTATGGTACTTAGCGATTTCCTCATCAACTCGCTTGTTATGCCAGCAATTATCTTCATCAAAAATAAAGAATTCTTGCAATATTGCATCAACAGTTTCAACGGATGATCGAATTCGTCTTGCTACAGTTGAACTGTCGTTGAACGGCTGTTCAGTCATGTAATAAAGATCAATCATTCGCCTATAAGCCAAGTCCTCCTCATTACTTAAATGAGAGGTATGGCTGATGTAATCCCCAATATGAAATGGGTAAAAGTTCATTTCAATCCTTTTTAAATAGATCAGGTCTAAGCATTTCATTGGTCAAGCGACCCTCAGATAAAGTGCTTAATTTTCTAAGATGGCGAATAGGAATATAGCCTCTCGCAACCCATTGATATACCGCAGAATTTCTCACTCCTAGCAGCTTAGATAGCTCATCCAAAGTGCCAAATTCCACTTGTAAAAGCTGTTTTATTTCATTCATAAATCCTCCTGAAATGAACAATATCATAGATTTGTGCGATTTAGCAACAAAAAAGATAAAAAAAGTATTTGCAAGGTAATGGATATGATATAGTTCTATTCAAGCAGTAGATTTTTTAACCAAGTGAAGGAGTAAGTGATGAAAACAGCAATAATTGAATGGACAGCAGTTGTAGTAACTGGGATAGCTTTTGGAGCTATGTTTGCTTACGGCCTATTAGGAGGGTTCTAATATGAGTCGCTTACATGACCATTACTACGAGCCTGACGATTACGATGATCGCTCAGATGAGATCGAGGAGCGCACTTGGGAGCTAATGAAGCCAGGCGCTGAATACGATTACAGAACAACTCAAGCAGTTGCAGAAGCTATGGGGGATCTAGATAAAGAACGAGCTGATTCCCTACAAGCCATTATTGATACCCAAGATTACGAACAAATTGGTAGAAAAGTAATGATGATGGCTTTGGATTACATGGAACACTATGCCCAAAATGCAGCAGAACGAGAAATCAACGACTAAGGAAAAAGTGATGACTAAATTTTTAGAACTACGCAAAATCAATGTAAACGAGCATACAGAGAAAAAAGGTAAATTTACCTATCTGTCATGGTCATGGGCTGTAGATCAGCTCCTCCAACAAGATCCTCAAGCTACTTGGACTTATGGTGATCCAGTTTACTTTGCTGAAACTTTGATGGTATTTTGCTCAGTAACCGCTTTTGGCAAAACGATGACAGCTCAGATGCCTGTCATTAACAATCAAAACAAGGCTATTCAAAACCCTGATGCAATGGCTGTAAATACCGCTATGCAACGATGCCTGGTTAAGGCAATAGCTCTGCATGGCCTTGCGTTGTATATCTATGCTGGAGAGGATCTGCCTGAAGAAGAAGTTGTGGATTTAACCAGCCAAGCAGATATTTGGGTAAAAGCAATTAATACAGCGAAAGACATAGATGAACTCAAAACAATTTATGGTAATGCCTATCACCAGCTCTCAAAAGATAAATCAGCAGTCGCTAAGATTTCCGCAGCCAAAGATGCCAAAAAAGCAGAATTGGGAGCATAAAGCCATTTTTGATGAATTTTTAAGAAAAGAAAAGGAAGCTCGCAAATGAGTATTTTTATAGCATTTTTAGCTTTTACTGGAGCAGTAACCTGGTTAGTAATTGGTGCAATGCTTATTTATATATGGATGGAATGATGAACAATAAACCAGTAGCGTGGACTGCTTGTTTAAGTTGTGGTCAAAAAGTTACAAGCGATTCTATTCACACTTGTTCGCCACAATTAAAGACACTAACAGATGAGGAAATAGAAAAAGTGTTTGTGTTGAATTGCAATCTTATAAATGAAACTTTTGCATATAGGGATTTTGCTAGAGCAATACTAAGAAAGGCACAAGAGAAATGACAACTTTTACAACAGAAGATAGAGTTGCTTGCATACAACAAGGAACTGATGAATGGCATCAACTTAGATTAGGAAAAGTTACCGCTTCTAGGGTTGCAGATATACTGGCTAAGACAAAATCAGGCCCCTCAGCTAGTCGAGGTAACTATCTGATTGAGCTTGCCTTGCAACGAGTTACAAAGACCATAGAGGAATCATACCAAAATGAAGCTATGCAATGGGGAACTCAAACAGAACCGCAAGCCAGGGTTGCTTATGAAGTTAAAACAGGCAATTTTGTGGATCAGATCGCCTTTGTCAATCATCCTACTATTGCTGGCTTTGGTTGTTCTCCTGATGGCTTGGTTGGAAACGATGGTCTTATTGAAATTAAATGTCCAAACTCTGCTACGCATTGGGGCTACATAAAAGCCAATGAACCACCTAACAAATATGTTATTCAGATGCAGGCTCAAATGGCAGCTACAGGGGCTAAATGGTGCGACTTTGTAAGTTTTGATCCAAGGATGCCTGAGCGCAGTCAATTATTGATTGTTCATGTTCCTAGAGATCCTGAGTTCATTTTGTTTATGGAAACAGAAATTAAGCAATTTTTAAGTGAAGTAGAAGTTGAAGTAAATCTTATGGAGAAGCGCAATGGCAATTAAATATTTCGTAAAAGCAGCAGTATCAGAGTATGAAGATAAGACCGATGGCAAAATGAAAAAGCGTTATCAGTCTATTGGAGTCATCATGGAAACTAAGCATGGCCTTATGCTCAAAATTGAGTCTTTGCCTATCTATGCCATGAAAGAGGGTTCAATCTTTGCTTATTTAAATGAACCTGAAGAAAAAGGAGCAGCTCCAGCAAAGCAATCTAATGATTTGGATGATCCACCATTCTAAGGAGAAATATGAACAACGAACATATTTGGACTGTTTCAGGAACTGATATTACGATTCGATGGAGGCTTGCTGGATGGACTCCTCCATCAGAATTACAGGAATATATAGATAAATGGGCTTACTGGCAAAATCTTCCGTTGCGTAAACTAGATGACCAGGCTAAACAACAATACGAGGCTGTATTGCGTAAAGCCAAAGTTGCGAGGATCAAATGATTTACGAAAAAATCCCTTTTGCTGGAGAAATAGCAATTCCTGAAGATGAGTGCGAAAGACAGTTTTTTGAAACTTTTCCTGATGTCTTTAACACCAATGAAGTTGCTTTAAAAGTTTGGACTATGGCTTGGATTAAAAGCCGTATGTTTACCCTTAAAGATATGGAACAGGAATTTAAAAAACTTTAACCTTTCATGGGATGAGCCTTGTTCATAGGCTCTTTCTCATGTTTTTTTAGTTCTTGTTTAACTTCATAAACAGCATTACGCAGTTTAATTACTTGCGCTTCCTCACGCTTTTCATGTTTTTTTGTTTCTTTAATCATTTTATGCTCCTAGTATGTCCATTGCTTTATGAATTCGATCAATACGATCTTGTAGCCCAATAGTGCCACCATTGATCCGCTTGGTCATGGTAGCCCAATCTTCATTATCTGACAACGCATTTAAGCCACGCTTGTTAAAGAACCAGCCAGCAGATAGACAAGCGTTCTCAGGCTCTAAAATAAGCTCAGGATGCTCCGCAAAAGGCTTTCCTAGGGCTAGTCCACATACTGTATAGTTTGACCGCCCTGTGAGCTGAATTAGACCCCTTCCATGAAATCGCCAACCATCTCCATCTTCAGTATTTCCTAGATCAGCTCTGCCACCATAAACTTTATTGGCAATTCTTTCAGGTTTACGCTCATACTCTGAGGCAAATTCAATGTTATGGAATCGACTAGGCCATGTAGCAACTAAGCCTTTAGCGCTGTAATTGAGGTTTTCTTCTAAGACTTTAAATGAGGCAGATTCATGACCGCATTGTCCAATAAAAGCTGCCTGGCGCTTCGGAGTGTTTATTTCATACTTTTTGAAAGTAGCGTTTAATCCATCAAGCCATTTAGGATCTATTCCTAAAGCCTGTAATTGCTCTGATGTCATTCTTTTTTAGCTTTCATATCCATGATCTTTTCTAGAGTGCGACCCCCAAAATAGAAAGACATAATTAACATACCCCATTGACCTAACAGCTCTACATAAGCTCCCCTGGTTTCATGCCCAAGCATAGACATAAAAGCAAAAAATGTATAAACAGCCAAAATAAATATAAGGGTTAAAGGTCTAATATTTTTAGACAAAGTAGAATCAGAAGCCATATCAGCTTGCTGTCTTTTAGTAAGTTCTTGTTGCTCCGCAGTATCTGCTGCAATTTGAGCTAATTCGCCATTTTGCTGCATCTGCAATAACTCTAGCTGTGCTTTAGCTTTTTGCTCAGGATCAGGAAAGAATTTATCAATTAGCTTACCGCCAATATCTAGTAATGCGCCTAATGGAAACATTTAAAAAGCTCCTAAAACAAATTTAAGCCACAAAGTGACCATTAATGCAGCTAGAAAACAATAAAACTGAACTCTGCGAACTGCTTTTAAATCATGTTGATATTCTTCGTTGTCTTTGCGTTGCATATTCTCTATATCTAACTTTATTTTTAGCACCGCTTCCCACTCTTTTGCTCCGTATTTCTTAACAAAGTCTATTTTTAACTTTGCTTCTTCATCACTTATTTGCTTCTTATGCTTCCAAGAATCTAAAGCCTTAATTAACGCTCTTTCCTTCTTAAACTCTGTTTCTCGCCTTGATCTAATCCGTTCATTGGCTTGCTTTTGAGCTACTTCTAATCCATCTTTTTGAATGTTTTCTATGGAGCTAGATAGCCCCTTACTGGCTTCTCTAGTCGCATCTATAGATCCACTAAGAGCTTTTACTCCTTCTGCAATTCCATACGGATCGGACATACATTTTCATTTTCCTGAGAAATGGCTTCCAATAAATCCCACAATTCCGCTAATTGCAGATACGATAGCCATTCCAACCCAAAAGCCACCTCTAGATTGATTTGCAAGTGCGACAAGCTCCTCTAATTTAGACTCCATTTTGTCAATTTTTTGCGACATTAGTTCTAATTGCTTTTCGTTATTCTCTACAGTATTCCAAAGAATTCCGTATTTAACTGGATCGAGTTCAAATGACATATCCACGCTTAGCCCTTCATAATGTAAGCAAGAGCATAGTAAGGAGGAAGATTAGCGTTAGTTCCGCTTACACCAGCAGTAGCATTAGTTACGCTAATTCCAGTTGATGCTGCAACAATACTTAATGTTGCTGGTGTTCCTGGATTAGCTACCGCACCACCAGGAGCATTTTGTTGGGCAGTTCCAACTAAAGATGTTCCAGGGCTAGTTGCATGAGTATGAGTAGGATCAGTAACACTTGCAGTATGAGTATGAGAAACAACAATAGCATCGGCAGAACCACCAGTTGCATTTACAGCATAAGTAGATCCAGCTCCAACAATAAAGCTATTGCGTAAATCAGGAGTTCCGTTTGTTCCATCGCATAAATACCAAGTTGCAGGAATAGAACCAGTAGATCCTGACCAAAGAATAATTCCTCCAGTAGGAACAGCAGGGGCTGATGCAGGAGCATTTTGCAGAATTGGATAAATATTATCTAATGTTTGGATCAATACAGAATTTGCTGTTTGAAGAACAAACTTATATGAATAGCCAGTAAGTAGCCAAATTTCTTGTGGAACTCGACCAGCAGCATCTAAAACAATAGGGTTTGCATTAGCAATCGTTCCAGCATTAGTTGTATAGGTTACTAATGGAGTAGAAGATCCAGCTTGATAGGTATAAATCAAACCTCCAGCTAAAGGAACTCCATTGTCATCAAAAAATTGCTGACCGATTCCGTATGGGGATAAAAGAACTGATGCCATGATTATTCCTTGCCTATGTCTTTAAGTTTGATTCCTGCGCCTGGTTTTAACGCTTCTTTAATTTTTTGAGCTTCTTTAACATTATGAATTGCGCTTCTTGCTATTGTTCCAACAGGAATGACATTTCCACCCAAAGTGTAATTTAAACCAATTTCTGCTGCTTTTTTACCTTTTTCAGCCATTGCTGAAGTAAATGTATTAGATTCATTTACATAAGCTCCTGCTGGTCTTTCTTGAATGTTTCTTGCAGTCTTGCCCAATGCTTTTAATTGAGAATTAACTTCAGGGCCAACAATAGCTAAAATTTTAGGATCAACATTGCTTAGAGCTTGATTAAATCCTTTTTGCGTAAATGTTCCTGATCCATCAGGCAATATTCCAGCTTTAGATTTAAGCCAATTAACAATTCCAGCAGCCATAACTTGTCTAGCTTGAGAGTCTGCTCCCAAATGAGAAACCATCATGTCAATATCATTTTTTTTGCCATTAACAACAAACTTTTGAATAAAATCATCAGCTTGAACTTTTCCATTAATAGCAGCTTTGTAAGCCTTGTCTTGGTTAATTAAATCAAAACGCTGTTTAGCAGCAGATCTAGCATCATCAGCCAAAACTTTTAATTCTTTGGTTTCGCCAATTAAAGGCAAATCTTCTAAAGCCTCCCTTACTTTTCCAAGAGCAAATTCAGCGTTTCCATCTCCAGCTCTATCGGCTTTACGCATTTCAGAAGCAAGGTTGGTTCTCATTGCCTCAAACTGCTCAAAAGTCATGGGTTCGCCACGCTTGAACGCATTAACTTGCCTCATTATCGAATCAGGCAAAAACTCTGTTTTAAGATTTTTCTTTAAAGAATTTAAAGCGTTTTCAGCAAAAGCTACACCATCTATAGGAAAATCGCCTCCAGCAGCATCTCTTAATGCTTGATATTTAGTTCCAATGACTTCTAATCTAGCTTTATCAATATCTTTATATGAATCAATTAAAGATTGACCATTTTCTACATGGTTTGTTCCATACACATCAGGAGAAGCTTTTTCTTTAATGGCATCAATGTTTTCAACAAGCTGTCTATTTTGCTCATTGTATCTATTGGCTAATTCAGGATTTTTACCTCTGCTATTCATTTCTTCAGAAAATAACTGAGGGCTTCTAGTCGCTTGACCCTCAGATAAACGAATAGGAATAGGCAAAGAATCAGCTTCTAGCTGGCGCTCTAATACAGGAGCATTTACTTGTTCAGGCTTTAGCTTTTGTAATTCTTGTTTTAATTCAGGACTTGCTCTAGAAATTGCATCTTGCAATACAGTTTCTTTGGAAACTTGTGCAGCCCCAACTCCAGCCATAGTTGGCTTAACTTCTTCCATCTTAGGAAATGCTTCTTCAAACTTTTTGCCCAAAACAGCTTTAGCTTTTGAACCACCTTCAGACACTTTTTCAAGAACTTTTGCACCGCCAGGAATAGCGACAAATTGTTCAGGATCATAAATTGCACTCTTAACAACCTCTCCAGCAAATCCACCAGGATTCTCTGCGATTGCGCTTAATGCTTGTTTTGTAGTTTCTACTGGGCTTTGAGCAAACTTGCTGACACCCTCAACAAAACTCTTACCTTTTTTAATTAACTTTTCTTCGGCAGCTTTTTTATCAGTTTCAGTAAAACCTGGGATGCCAAGGCTTGAAGCTGTATATTCAATAACAGGAGCTAATAAGCTCTTTTCTTGCCAATCTTTAGCAGATATTTCAGATAAAGGTTTTACAAATTCTTTGCCCAATTTTTTAGACATTTCGCCCATTTGCTTAATAGCTGGTTTTTCAACTTTTTTGCCATCTGAAGGCGCAACATCGCCAACTTCAGTCCAAATATCAGCAAAGCTAGTGCTTGCAGGAGCGCCAGCAACTGTTACTGATGGGCCTTTAGCAACATAAGAAGATTTTGGGTTAATCTCTACATGAACTGGATCTTTAGATCCAAATGGTCTATGAAGTCCAAATTGATCTAAAAATGCAGCAGGAACTTCAGAAGAAATATCCGCAGCCATACCTTTTTCATGCAAACTTGTGCCAGGCTTTGCCACCAAATTAGGGTTAGATTTTCTTTTTCCAAATAGCTGTATTTGTTCTTCGGTTGATCTTGCTCCGCTAGTTAAAGGCAATTCTCTGCCTGTTTTAGCTTGCCAAGCATCATTAGCAGCTCTAAGCCTGCTAGACATATCCTCATTTAAACCGCCAAATCTATCAACTGGCGCTGCTTCCCAAAGATCAGCAAAATTAGCCATAGTTATAGCAATCCAAGTGATTTAGCCAATTTAATCTTATCGCCCATTCGTCTTTGTTCATCAGGACTCATAGAAGCCTTTAGCTTTCTAACTTCTTCAGGACTAGATTCTTGGAAAATTCTGTAATCATTAATTTTATTAAAAATTGCCATCTTATCTTGATACTCTTGAGGATTTTTAACATTACCCAAATAAGTAGCTTTTGCTTGATTTAAGCGTTCAACACCAATAAGCTGATCTGCCATTAACTTGATAGCGCCTTCAGTCATTTTCTTATTAGGATTGGCTGCTTCTGCAATTTGACGAGCCAAATCAGTATTGCCACCAGTTAAGGTTAGCATTGCTGAATTTTTAGCCAATTCATCTGTAGCAGTTTTTTCGGCTGTATAAATATCAATTCCAAGTGCTTGAGCAATGCCTGATGCCAATTCTTTTCTAGCACCGCCTGTGCTTGTAAATGCTTCAGAAGAAAGTTTTTTAATGTTTTGAAATGTTGCAATTCTAGGTTCTGCACCTTTAGCCAAAGCCATAGTTTCAGTCAAATCTTTAGAAGCAATTTCTGATGGAGTTGTAGCAAATGCCACATCAGCTCTAGATGGATTTAGCTTTTTAGGAGCAAACTGTCCTTGCAACTGAGCAGGAGCGCCTGTAGTAGGAGCAGTAGAAGCACCAACTTGAGCGTTACCCTCGCTTGGAGAAACAATTTGATTAGGCCCTGATTTAAGACCAATAATCTCGCCAGCAGCATTAGTAGTGTATTGAGGAGTTTGAAGTCCTTGCTGACCAGTTGCGCCTATACGAGCTTGAATTGAATTCAGCATATCTTGACGAATATTTCCTGCTTGGTTTGGATCGTTAAGCATTTGAAAATATTTAGCTGTAATGGTATGAGCCATAGGAGCAGGAACTCCTTGCTTAATCATACGCTCAGTAGCCCCAACCAAAGCATCTCCAGCAGCAGTAACTGTTTTACTGTCTTTAGGATTAACATTTTTTAATCTTGGATCATCAACTAAAGCATTTGCTTCATCGGCAGCAATACCAAAATAATCTTTTTGAAGTCCTGCTTTTGCTTTT